GCTGGTCAAACTGTTGCAGGAGAATGCCTACCGCGAACTGATCCTGCGCCAGCGGGTGAACGAAGCCGCACGCGCCGTGATGGTGGCCTATGCGACGGGCAGTGATCTGGATCAGCTTGCGGCGAATTTTAATGTTCAGCGCCTGGTTTTACAGCCAGCGGATAACACCACCATCCCGCCAACGGCTGCCATTCTGGAAGCCGATAGCGATTTACGCGTGCGTATTCCTCAGGCGTTCGAAGGGTTGAGCGTGGCGGGCCCGACCGGAGCTTACGAATATCATGCTCGTTCGGCAGACGGACGCATTGCGGATGCATCGGCTATCAGCCCGTCTCCCGCTGAAGTGACCGTCACTATTTTGTCACGAGACAACGATGGCGTTGCCTCTGATGACTTGCTCATTGCCGTTGAAAAAGCCCTGAACGATGAAGATGTCAGGCCTGTTGCCGATCGCGTCACTGTGCAGGCGGCCGAGATTGTGCCTTATCAGATTGATGCCGTGCTGTATGTCTTGCCCACACCTGAAATTGAGCCTGTTCGCGCGGCCTCTGAAGCGCAGTTAAAAACGTATATCAATACGCAAAGTCGGCTAGGCCGTGATATCCGGCTTTCTGCAATCTATGCCGCTCTGCATGTTGAAGGCGTTCAGCGGGTAGAGCTGTCGTCACCGCTGGCGGATATCGTGCTTGATAAAACTCAGGCGTCACTCTGTACCGGTTACTCACTGACAGTGGGAGGCTCGGATGAGTGATCGTCTGTTACCCTCGGGTTCCACTCAGCTTGAAGTTGCGGCCGCACAGGCGCTATCGCACATCGGTAATCTCAGCGTTCCTCTGCGTGAACTCTGGGATCCTGATACCTGTCCGCTGGAGCTGCTGCCTTATCTTGCCTGGTCATTTTCGGTCGATCGCTGGGATGAAAACTGGACCGAACCAGCGAAACGCTCTGCAGTTAGCGCGGCCTGGTTCGTTCATAAACATAAAGGAACTATCGGGGCTTTGCGGCGGGTCGTTGAACCGCTGGGATATTTAATTCGCGTCACCGAATGGTGGCAGACCAACGATATTCCGGGCACTTTTCGCCTCGATGTCGGCGTGCTTGAAACGGGCATCACGGAAGAAATGTATCAGGAACTCGAACGTCTGATCACCGATGCCAAACCCTGCAGCCGCCATCTGAACGGTCTCTCCATCAATCTGGATGTCACGGGTAATTTTTATATAGCAGCAGCGACTTACGACGGAGAAGAACTGACGGTTTATCCGTATTTCCCCGAAACCATTACAGCATCCGGATCCGCGTTTACCGGTTCAGCAATCCATTTAATCGACAACCTGAGAGTGAATTATGACAGCTAAATATTATGCCCTGCTGACCAATCTGGGCGCAGCGAAACTGGCCAATGCGACGGCGCTGGGTACGCAACTCAGCCTGACCCAAATGGCGGTCGGTGATGGCGGCGGTACCCTGCCAACACCGGACCCTGCTCAAACGCAATTAATTGGCGAAAAACGCCGGGCGGCGCTCAATTCACTGAGTGTTGATCCGGCAAATACTAATCAGATTATCGCCGAACAAATTATCCCTGAGGATCAGGGCGGATTCTGGATCCGAGAAATTGGCTTATTTGATCAGGACAATACGCTGATTGCTATCGCCAACTGCCCTGAAACCTATAAACCCCAGTTACAGGAAGGCAGTGGCCGGACGCAGACGGTTCGTATGATTTTAGTGGTAAACAGCACGGACGCGGTCACGCTGAAAATTGATCCGTCTGTGGTACTGGCAACACGCAAATATGTCGATGATAAAGTCATTGAGGTTAAGGCCTATGCAGACAGTCTTATGGCTGCTCACCTGGCGGCAGCTTCGCCTCATCCACAATATGAAATACCCGTTGGTATTCCCCTTCCCTGGCCGACAGCAACACCGCCAGCCGGTTGGTTAAAATGTAATGGCGCGGCATTTGATAAGGCAAAGTATCCAAAACTAGCCGCTGTTTACCCACTGGGCTTGTTGCCTGATTTACGAGGCGAATTTATTCGTGGCTGGGACGATGGAAGGGGAGTTGATGCGGGACGAACAATATTGAGCAATCAAGGTGATGCGATACGAAATATTACAGGTATGGTTAGTGGTACAACAGGCGTGTCATTTGACAGTTTCAGTGGTGCTTTTTATGATTCTGGTGCCAAAGACGCAAATGAACCTACAACTGCCACTAAAGTTAATCGCAACGACGATTTCTATTTTGACGCATCCCGAGTTGTCCCAACTGCTAATGAAAACCGTCCACGCAGCATTGCGTTCAATTACATAGTTCGTGCAGCCTAAACTTTTTCTTACCTTCAGATTCTGAAAGTAAAAATATCAATTAATGTCATGTTTTTAAGGAGATAAAATAACTTATCTCCTTTTTTATTCCCCCTCTGTTGTGCCACCGCCCCCACGCCCCTGATCAAATGCGCTTTCTGTTGCGAACCGGCATCCTTGCTTCACCACCCACAACAGAGAGAGTCACCCTGATGGCTGATTATCATCACGGCGTGCGTGTTGTCGAAATCAACGACGGCACCCGCGTTATTTCCACCGTTTCCACAGCAATTATCGGCATGGTTTGTACCGCAGAAGATGCGGATGCGACTGTTTTCCCTTTGAATACCCCGGTTCTGATCACTGACGTTCTGGCGGCCAGCGGTAAAGCGGGCACCAGCGGAACATTGCGTGCCGCGCTTCTGGCAATTGCAGACCAGTGTAAACCTGTCACCGTCGTGGTACGTGTCGCCACGGGTGAAGATGAAGCCGCAACCACCAGCAACATCATTGGCGGTTCTGATGCCAATGGCCGTTACACCGGTATGAAAGCGCTGCTTTCTGCGCAGGCAGAGCTGGGCGTGAAGCCTCGTATTCTGGGTGTTCCTGGTCTGGATAATCAGGCTGTCGCGACCGCGCTGGCAGGTGTTTGTCAGCAGCTGCGTGCGTTCGGTTATGTCAGCGTTTACGGTGCAAAAACCATTTCTGATGCGATCAAATACCGCGACAACTTCAGCCAGCGCGAGCTGATGCTGATCTGGCCAGACTTTGTTAACTGGAATACCACCACCAGCCAGTCTGATATCGCTTATGCCACCGCCCGCGCTCTGGGTTTACGCGCCAAAATTGACCAGGACACTGGCTGGCATAAAACCTTATCCAACGTCGGCGTTAACGGTGTTACCGGTCTGTCCGCCAGTGTCTTCTGGGATTTGCAGGCAACGGGTACCGACGCGGATTTGCTGAACGAAGCCTGTGTGACAACACTGGTGCGCAAAGACGGTTTCCGTTTCTGGGGCAACCGGACCTGCAGCGATGACACACTGTTCCTGTTCGAAAACTACACCCGTACAGCGCAGGTTCTGGCCGACACCATGGCCGAAGCGCACATGTGGGCGGTCGATAAACCAATGACCCCGACACTGGTGCGCGACATGATTGACGGCATCAAAGCCAAAATGCGCGAAATGAAATCAGCGGGTTACATCATTGACGGCGACTGCTGGTATGACGAAACCGCGAACACCGCTGAAACTCTGAAGGCCGGTAAGTTGTATATCGATTACGACTACACTCCGGTTCCTCCACTGGAAGATCTGACCCTGCGCCAGCGTATCACCGACTCTTACCTGGTGAACTTTGCCGCGTCCGTAAACAGCTAAGGAGACAAAAACTCATGGCACTTCCTAAGAAATTGAAATACCTGAACCTGTTTAATGACGGGAACAGCTACCTCGGTCTGGTCTCCTCACTGACGCTGCCGAAACTCACCCGTAAACTGCAAAACTATCGTGGCGGCGGCATGAGCGGTTCGGTCGCGGTGGACTTCGGGCTGGATGACGATGCGCTGACGCTGGAATGGTCCATCGGCGGTCTGGATGAGCTGGTTCTGCAACAATGGGGCAGCACATCAGACATTCCGCTGCGGTTTGCCGGTTCATTGCAGCGCGACGACACCGGTGATGTCTCCGCAGTCGAAGTGATGATGCGCGGCCGTCACAAAGAGTTTGATTTCGGCGAGTACAAACAGGGTGAAGATACTGAAACCAAAGTCACCACCCAGTGTACGTATTTCAAACTGACCATCGACGGCAAAGAACTGATTGAGATCGACACCGTCAATATGGTGGAAGTCGTCAACGGCGTTGACCGTCTGGCGGAACACCGCACCGCGCTCGGCTTGTAATCCCTTCCCTGAGCCGGCAGCTTTTGCCGGCTTGATTTCCGATTTAAGCAGGAAAACGTATGAATCTCACTGATATCAACGACAACACCGTGATTTTGGATGTTCCGCTAAAGCGCGGTGAAATGGAAATCACTGAAGTTCAGGTGACTAAACCCACAGCCGGCAGCCTGCGGGGTATCGGCCTCGCGGCGCTGGCGAACGCCGATGTGGACGCGCTGATCACTATTTTGCCGCGCATCACGTATCCGAATCTGACCAAAGAAGAATGCTCGCGCCTGGAGCTTCCCGATCTGATCGCGCTGGCAGGTAAGGTGATAGGTTTTTTATCGCCGAAACCGGTGGCGTAAGTATTGCGCCCCGCCTCACCGTGGATGACCTGATGGCAGATATCGCGGTGATATTTCACTGGCCGCCGTCCGAGATGGACGGTATGTCACTCACCGATCTGCTGAACTGGCGACATAAGGCACTGCAACGCAGCGGAGTAAAAACAGATGAGTAATCTCGAACAGTTACCTCACACGCTGGAAAAAATAAATCAGGATCTGGCCACCTTCAGGGCCGAAACCGACAAGGTCAGAGAAAACCTGCTGATGCTGCCCGGGAAGACATTATTCAGCGTCGTCTCAGAAGACATCACTGATGCTTCCCTTCAGTTTGAAAAGTCGCTTTTCGCCCCGGACAGCGAAACCGAAACGCAGGCATTTTCCGGCCTGAAAAAGGCGGTGGTCAGCCAGCCGGCAGAAAAGTTGCGGCAGCAACGCCCGATGCAAATGGAACAGAAAGGGCTGGAGATCGGGCAACAGTTTAAAAATCGCGAACTGAAAATTGGCCAGTTAAAAAATATCAGCTCATCAGCCCTTTCCTTTGCACAACCGAAACTGGCGCTGGCGCAAACTTTTCTCAAACCGGGTGCAGATCTGGAGGCCGGGCTGGCTGAAGTGCAGTCGGTCCTCGGACTGAAAAATGACGATCCGCACATTGCCGCTCTGCGTCAGCAAAGTCTTTCGATGGCGGCTTCCGGCCATTCGCCGGCGGAGGTTGTCGCCAGACAGCAGGCATTAGCGAAAGGCGGAATGAATGCCGATCAGGTTCTGGAACAAACACCGGCGGCACTGAATGGCGCAACGCCTGCTGCGCAGATGGCGGTGACCGTGAAAGGCGACAATCTGGATGGCGATATCACTAAGTTATTTGCCACCTGGGACACTATCCGTATCAATCTTTTTGATGGGCAAAGTGCCGCCCTGCGTGAACTGACGCAAACGGCTACCAGCTGGCTGGGCACGATCAATACCTGGATCACCGATAATCCTATGCTGGTGAATTCCCTGCTCGGTCTGGCATTAGGCATCACGGGCATTGTCGGCGGTATGGGTGCGCTCGGCATGGTCATCGCGCCGGTGCTCAGCGGCATCAGTATGCTGATGGCGGGAGCCGGTTTGCTTGGGACTATTTTTACCGGTACCGGTGGCATGATTGCCGCAGCGTTCACGGCCATCGGGTTGCCACTTCTGCCCGTCATCGCACTGATCGCCGGGATCGGTATCGCCGTAGTGAAACTTTGGGAACCGATCAGTGCCTTTGTCGGCGGAGTGATTGACGGATTTACTGCTGCAATGGGGCCAATAAGTGGCGCGTTTACACCGTTCAGAACCGCGCTGGGATGGATTACGGATTTGTTTGAGCCAATCCACTTCACTCAGGACACCCTGAGCGGCTTCACTGATATCGGCAAAGGGGTCGGAGAAGCGATCGCAGAGATTTTCGTCACGCTGAATAAAGCCGTCTCTCAAATCGGCGAAGTCTTTAGCTGGGCGAAAAAAGGATGGGACTCCATTTTTGGTGACAATGAACCCGCTGAACGCCCGGATATTTCAACACCGCCCTTAGATGGCATCTCCCCAACCGGCGGTGCGCTGAACCTGTATCAGCCAGCTAAAAGCAGCGTGGCCAACAACCTGACGGATAACCGGGCAACGACGGTAAATTTAAGTTTCACAGCTACCCCGGAGACGGATCATAACCAGGTCAGAGCCTGGATCGAGGATTCCATTAACCAGCGGGAATGGAACAATACCAACAATCTCCTCAGCCAGTACAACAACGGAGGGATTTACTCATGATGATGTCACTGGGTTTATTTGTACTTAAGTTGAGCACGCTGCCCTATCAGAATACGAACCGTCAGGTGAACTATGGCTGGGGGGCGAACGCGCGTTTCGGACAGCGTCCGGTCTCTCAGTTTCTCGGGCTGGGTGAGGAAACGATAAAAATCACCGGGCAATTATTGCCTGAAATGACCGGCGGCATGCGCTATTTGCAGGCACTGCAGAGCATGGCAGATTCAGGGCGGGCATGGCCGCTCATTGAAGGCAGTGGCACGATTTACGGCATGTTCGTTATCAAAAGTATAGCCAATGACAATGCCGAGTTTACTTCCAGCGGCCAGGCGCGAAGCATCAATTTCACGCTCAATCTGACGCGCGTCGATGAATCGCAGGCCGCCATGTTCGGCGATCTGCTGACCCAGGCCGAGGGCTTATATAACAAGGCCAGTTCGGCACTCAACAATTTCGCCAGCGGAGTCTGATCATGCTTACTGATTTGCAGCTACCCGTTGGCGCACGCATCACGCCCGCATTCACGCTGACGATAAAAAATAAGGTGCTGGAAGAAAATATCTCTGCTCGGATCATCAGTTTATCTGTCACGGATAACAGCGGTTTTACCGCAGACACATTGAATTTAACCTTCGATGACAGCGACGGGCAATTGCAAATGCCCGTTCGCGGCACCGTTTTGCATCTGCATCTGGGATGGTCGAAACAGGCGCTCTATGACTGCGGCTATTTCACGGTCGATACAGTCACTCATTCCGGCTCTCCGGACAAAATAGGAGTGGTTGCCCGCAGCGCAGATTTCCGCGGTTCCTTTGATAACAAAATCAGCCAGTCTTACGATGATTACACGCTCGGCGCGATTGTCAGAATCATTTCAAGCCGGAATAAATTAGATCTGCCAGTAATCCCGCAGGAACTTGATAGCGTTAAGATCCCGCATATTGACCAGACCAGCGAAACGGACAGCTACTTTCTCACCCGGCTGGCACAACGTTACGGTGCGCAGGTAACGGTTAAAAACGGCGCAATTTTATTTTTTAAAGCAGGCACCGGTCGAACCTCTTCCGGACAAGCAATCCCCTGGAAAACCATTGTCCGCAGTGACGGCGATAACCACAACTATCAGATGGTCGATAAGAAGGCATACGATGGCGTGAAGGCGCAGTGGCATGATCTCAAAACGGCGACCACCAGCAATGTTGCTCTCAAGCGTTCGCCCGCAGAAGGCAAAGAAGCCCAGCCTGCCAGTTACATCGCGGGATCCGGGACAAATGTTCTTGAACTGGGCAAAATATTTCCTGACGAAGAGACTGCTAAGCGGGCTGCGGATTCAGTGTTCAATCAGATTCAGAATGATGCCGCAACATTCAGCATACGGCTGGCCCTGGGACGTGCTGATTTGAGTGCGCAATCTCCGGTGAATGTGCAAGGGGTTAAAGACGTGATCGACAGTCAGCGCTGGGTGATTGATTCCGCTCTGCATGAGATTAATGAGAAAGGTTTTACTACTAAATTGATTCTGAAACCTTATGTTGCAGATATCACTTATCAGTCTTCAATTTTGCAACTATAAC